TGATCGTATTACTATTGTAGGTGCTAGATCTATTGAGCGTTCAACAGACTTTGTACCTGGTGGCGACTTCTTTGCTAACACACTTAATACAGAGTTAGATTCAGAAACAATCTTTATTCAGCAAATTGCTGAAACAGCAGAGCGATCATTAAAAGCTCCTGTTACAGATCCTACATCTATTGACATGACGTTACCAGTTAATACAACACGTGCTAATAAGTTCTTGTCATTTAACTCTACTGGTAATCCACAGGCATTAGATGCTATTGGAACATACAAAGGTAATTGGGCTGCAAGCGTAGCTTATGTATTACAAGACATTGTTAAAGATACATCTAATAGCAATATCTATATTTGTATCACTGCACATACATCTAGTGGATCACAACCTATTTCAAGTAATGCAGATGTCGCTAAATGGTCTTTAGTTGTAGACGCTGCGGCTGCGGCAACATCAGCTACCAATGCTGCTACTAGTGCTAGTGCTGCTTCAACAAGCGCAACTGCGGCTGCTGCTTCAGCTTCTACCGCAACCACTCAAGCAACCAATGCTTCTACTAGCGCATCGACTGCATCTACTCAAGCATCAAACGCATCTACAAGTGCAAGCAATGCATCAACAAGTGCAACTGCTGCAAGTGGATCAGCAACAACAGCTTCAACACAAGCAAGTAACGCAAGCACATCAGCTACAGCTGCTGCTGCCTCTGCATCTGCTGCGTCATCTAGTGCAACTGCTGCCTCTGGATCTGCTTCTACTGCTACAACACAGGCTTCTAATGCATCTACTTCTGCTACGAATGCAGCTTCTTCTGCGACCGCAGCTTCTGGTTCTGCATCGACTGCAAGCACACAAGCTACTAATGCGGCAGCGTCTGCAAGTGCAGCTTCAACGTCAGCATCTAATGCTTCTACATCTGCAAGCAATGCATCAACGAGTGCTTCAAATGCAGCCACGTCTGCAACTAATGCGGCTGCTAGTTATGATTCTTTTGATGACAGATATCTTGGTGCTAAATCATCTGCACCTAGCGTAGATAATGATGGCAATGCTTTATTAACTGGTGCTATTTATTGGGACACAACAGCAACGCAATTATATATATGGACTGGATCTGCATGGAATGCAGCAGCGTTTAGCACATCTGGAACTGTAGTATCATTTAACACACGACAAGGCGCTATTACATTAACATCTGGTGATGTTACTGGTGCATTAACATATACACCATTAGCTCCAGCAGCTATTGGTACAACAGTACAAGCTTATGATGCTGAATTAGCTGCTCTTGCTGGATTAACTTCTGCTGCTGATAAAGGTATTCAATTTACTGGATCTGGCACTGCTGCAACATATGACTTAACAACTGCGGGTAAAGCATTGTTAGATGATGTTGATGCTTCTGCACAAAGAACAACATTAGGTCTTGGTACTATTGCTACAGTAGCTGCTCCTTCTGGCACAGTAGTTGGAACAACTGACACTCAAACGCTTACTAATAAAACTTTAACATCACCAACGCTTACAACTCCAGCATTAGGAACTCCAGCATCTGGCGTATTAACTAACACTACTGGCTTGCCTTTAACAACTGGGGTAACAGGAACACTTCCAGTAGCTAATGGCGGAACAGGATTAGCAACATTAACAGCTAACAATGTATTACTAGGTAATGGTACATCAGCCCCTAGCTTTGTAGCTCCAGGCACAGCTGGTAACGTATTAAGTTCTAATGGTACTACATGGACATCAGCAGCCGCAGCTGCATTTGATGCTGGCACACGTTTAGCTTTTCAACAAACAGCAGCTCCTACAGGATGGACTAAAGATACTACAGCAGCAATCAATGACTCTATGTTACGTTTAGTTACTGGTTCAGCATCATCTGGAGGTTCAACAGCATTTAGTACGTGGAGTGCTGCAACAACTACAGGAGGATTTACATTAACTACAAATGAAATTCCAAGCCATACTCATAGCGGTGTTATAACATCAAGTACAACTAGTGGTCAGCAAGGCGCTGGAGTAACTGGAGCTGGTAAAGCTAATGTATATTTACCAGGATCAACTGGAGCAACAGGAAGTGGTGCGTCTCATAGTCACTCATTGAGTAGATCTCTTAAATATTATGATTTTATTATTGCAAGTAAAAACTAAGGATTAAATATGAAATTAACTATAGTAAAACCAGATAATGTTGTAGGGATAAATGAAGAATTTTATTCTGTAGATATTAAAACAAACCCATTGTTAGATGGCATTAGAGTTATTCAATGGGATAAAACTTCTGGCCATATTGAATATGAAAATATTACAAATGAATTATTGGATGATGAAAATGTAAAGAAATTTGATCCAATTATTGAGCTATGGAATAATGCAAAGAGCGTTGTAATTAAACAAAAAAATAAAGATGATACAACGGAGCTTGATAAGGTTCTTAGTGTATACCCAATAGTAAATATTAAAGATGCTACTTCTATTATTGAAGCATTTACAAATGAATCAATGATATTAAAACTTATGACTAGAGGCGCACATTCAAATACATGCGATCCAAAAATTGCTAATGATATTATTGGCGTTGTGTGCGAACAATTAAGATACACAAATAAATCTGTTGGAGCTGTTACACTGCTTAATATGCGTAGTTTTAGGGGGATGTCATTAGAGCTTGGTGTTCCAATTTTCTCTACAATTCAAGATCCAGATACAGCAGAACAAATTGCAAAATACAACGTAGATGTTATGGGTCAATCTCGCATTGATATTGGTGATGTACCATTCTTATATAGCCCATGGGATTTAACTATATATAAAAATAGAAAAAATAGAATAATAGAATCAGATAGAGATGCCTCTTTATCTAATGGGTTTACTTGGAATGGCTATAAGTTTGACAGCGATAATACAAGCAGAAATAACCTCACTGCTGTTATAGCGTCATTACAGGCTGGTATTGCATTACCAGATAACTTTGCATGGCGTACTAAAGACAATCAAAATATTGCACTAGATGCAAGTCAGCTTGCTCAACTTGGAAGTTCTATGCTAGACTTCGTTAATACTACATATGTAAATTCTTGGAATAGAAAAACTATTGTAGATAACGCTTCCACATTCGAACAAGTAGACAATGCTTAATGTTAGTAATAATGCAAAAGTAAAACTCTTACAATCATTTGCATACATAGGTGCAATATTAACTTTATACCTAATATGGGATACGAAGTTATTTTTGCTGTCTATGTTTTGGGGATGGTTAATCACTGGCATTGGCTCAAGCATATGCCTTCACAACTTATCAGCACATAGATCATTTACTCCAAAGAATAGGCTTATAAAAATAGTCCTATTATTTTTTGGTGCTATTGTATCTATGGGTAGCACAATATGCTGGTCTGATACACACAGATTTCATCATGTAACTTCTGACACACATAAAGATCCTCATAGGCCTAAAGGAAGTCTATGGCAAAAGGTTAAGATGTGGTTCTATTACTTCCCATCTTATGAAGTAAATCCAATGAGAGTTAAAGATCTTATTGCCGATAAAGATCATATGTGGTTCCATAAACATTACTATAAAATAGTCGTAGGGTGGATTGTATTACTTGCCTTAATTGATATACAATATGCCGCATACTTCTATTGTGTAAGTATGTTATTTGTATTCTTTGCTATTAGCTGGGTCACTGTACTAGCCCATATTCCTCAACTTGGATATGGCGGATATAGGTTATTTGACTCAGATGACTATACATACAACAGTCATTTTTGGGCTTGGGTTTTATGGGGAGAAGGCTATCACAACACACATCATTCTAACCCTGGTATGTATGACTTAGCTATTAGGCCTGGCGAGTATGATTACTGTGCTAAATTAATAGAGTTAGTTGGAATACCTGGCGATGTCAAACATAAACCATTTGGCAATCCAAGACGAGGCCAAGAACTGAAAGATGAATTTGCAAGCGTTACTAAAAGATTAGATTTGCTTGAGGAAAATGATAGATGAATGTTGAACAATCCGTTATCAATGTCATTGCTAAAGAAGCAAGAAAAGATCCTTCGCAAGTAGAACTACATTCAAAGATTAGAGATCTTGGATTAGACTCGCTATCTACAGTTACAATTATCATTGCATTAGAAACAGAGTTAGGCATAAAAATACCTGATGATAATGCTGGAGACATTCACACAGTGCAAGATGCAATTGAATTATGCAATCGCTTGCTCTTTTAAATCATAGGCTACTTTGGCTTCTTGTTCACGTTGGGGCTATATTAGCAATAGCTCTATCAGTACTTTACGGATATTGGCTATGGCTTTTATTAGCATATCTTATATCTAGGGTATGGCTTATAGGCGGGATGAGCATAGGCCTACATAGATACTTCTCACATAGATCATTTCAAACTACACCAATCAAGCATAAGATTATTTGTTTCCTTAGCATGATGGCTGCTCAAGGAAGTCCTATTGCTTGGGCTATGGTGCATAGACATCATCATAGATACACAGATAAAGAGCATGACTTACACGCACCAAAGGATGGTTATCTGCATGCTGCGGTATTGTGGGCTATTGGTAATCCTAAAGATTGGTTTGATAAACATCAGATGAAGTTTACAGTAGCAGACTTAGTAAAAGATAAAGATGTTTTCTTTACTAACAAATGGTACTACGTATTTTGGTACAGCTTAATAATTATATCTGCCATGATCAGTTGGAAGGCATGTATATTTTTTGTACTTGCTCCTCCAGGATTAGGATACTTAATGGATATGCTATCTATTAATGTCCTATTCCATATCAAACTTCCAGGCGGTTATAGAAACTATGAAATAACCGACACAAGTAGGAACTACAAATGGTTTCTTTGGTTAGGTCTGTCAGAAGGATTACATAATAATCATCATGCAAAACCAGGGGATATGGATGTAGGACATAATCCAGGTGAGTTCGATGTATCAGGCTGGATTATTAAGAAGTTCTTTGCTGTATGAAATATCACTACAAGGTATGGATGCTGCTAGGCATACATATAATTATCTATAGCTATACCATATCAACTCAATTTAATATTCTATATGTAATACTATCCTATGGATTAGCCCTTATGTTTCAGTGGATAGGAAACGAATGTGGGCTTCATAGACTATGGTCTCACAACTCATACAAGACCACAAAGTTTAAAGAAACATTGCTGCATATATTTGCTACTCCTTTACTGTACGGAACATCTTTAACTTACTCATGCGTACATAGAACTCATCATATGCATAGTGATACAGATAAAGATTCTCATGTATTAATTCCATGGTGGCATGTTGCACTATACATACCAAATCAACTGCACCAATTAGATCAAAGATTATGTATGGATTTGTTAAGAGATCCTTTACATCTATTTATACACAGACATTACTTTAAAATAAATGTCTTGCTTTTAACGATATCTGTTGCTATATTTGGGATACATATAACGGGATGGACCTTGAGTTCTATAGTTGTGTATAACTTTATTATAGGTGGAATGATTAATGTGCTTGGCCACACAAAACATATATCAAGTAATCGGGTTTATGAAACTAAAGACAATAGTTTGAATAGTAAGTTATTGCAAATGGTAACAATGAATCAAGGGCTACATAACAATCACCATTACAGCCCATCATCATGGACTTTTGCACACAACAAACATGAGGTAGATATTCCTGGTTATATAATTAAATATCTGTTAAAGGAATAATTATGATCTTCTTTAAAAAAGAGCCTAAGTTAGAGTTCTTTAGTTTAATGCCAGACGTAGCAAAGATTGCACCAATACAACCAGCATCTAATTTTAGAACAGAGCTTATGCATGAAGCTGCTAAAGACCTTAGTCAAAAAAAGAAAGAACCTGGTTACGGATTTGCTAAGTTATTTAATACTGCAAAATGTCCTGGCATATACCATTATGCAAACTATGGATGGGTAATGACTACTTATCAAGACATTGTTATTCGTACTAATGGAGACGGAGAGTCAATTGAATGGGAAGCTGCAATGGATCATTCTTCTATGGATGGTGGTAAGTTAGTTGGTAGCCAAATAGGATTTCACCCTCCATTTCAATATGCAAATTACATGGGTAACATGGCTAACACAGTTAAAAATGTAATAAAAATAGCTACTCCATGGAGATGCGTAGTGCCTAAAGGTTACTATTTGCAAGAGGGACACTTACCTTATTCAAATGAGAGAAGGTTTACTACTGCTACTGGTTTCTTTAGCCAAGAATATGGAGTTGCTCAAATGAATGTACAATTATTTTGGCATGTAATGAATGGGGAGACAGTAATTAAAGCTGGAACTCCTATTGCACACTACATATTAATACCAAAGAAACAACATAAGTTAGAAGTAAGGGCTGCCAATAATAAAGATTTGGAGAGCGAACGTATTACTCAGGCAGAAATATCAAGAAAATTTGTGAGCAATCGTACAGAATCCAAGTGTTTATTTGCTAAATTTTTTGGTAATTAATTATGGATAATATAGAAATATCACCTAGTGATAGATTTGATTTGTTTAAAATACAATGTGAGTCTTTATTAATAAAAGGCATTAATAATAATATCTTATACGAAGAAATATTAAAAGATTTAACGCCTATGAGTGAAGATATATACTCTTCATTAAACGAAGATAATGTATTTGATAAATCTAAAGGAATTGAAAGCAAAAAACTTTTAGATGTTGTTGATAAATTAGCAAATGAAAGAGGATTAAAATCAACATATCAATGGGCAGTCTCTCATAGACATTTAGAATCAACCGATATACATAATCATTATGACCCTATTAGTAATGTTTGTTTTGCATGGTGTTATTATGTAAGAGTGCCTGAAAATAGTGGTGATTTAGTATTTATATTAAATAATCATATTAATCAAGTAATTTTGAGACCTCACGAGGGATTGTTTATTATATTTCCAGCATGGTTAAAGCATAAAGTAAGTAAAAATTTAAACAAAAACAACAGAGTTGTAGTTTCTGGAAATATGGTGACAGCATAATGGCAAAAGATGCTATAATAATTTGTCCATTAATGGGCGGTGAATGTATAGAAGATGGTTCTATAAGAGACGGGGAGCTTGTTGCCTGTAGATTTTGGGTGCATGTTCTAGGCAAAGATCCTCAGACTGGTAAGGATATTGACAATGCTGACTGTGCTTTTGCATGGAATCCAGTGTTAATGATAGAGAATAGTAGGGTTAATAGAGAGACTGGAGCAGCTGTAGAATCCTTTAGGAATGAAATGGTTAAGGCCAATGAGTCTAGCCAAAGAATCCTATTACAAACAGCTCATATTAAACAAGTAAATTTGGTAGACAATAAAGACATTGAACATGGTGAAACATAATGTAAATGAAGTAGAGTCAAGACTAAGCACACACGAAGAAGTATGTGCTTATCGTTATGAGTCAATCAATGCTAGATTAAAACGATTAGAGCAGATCCTATTAGGCACTGCTGGATTTGTTATTGTATTCTTACTGACACAGATATTCAACAAGTAGACATGCTTCTTACTAAACAAAACTTGCGCAAACTATACGCATGCTTTGTTAAGTTGCCACCATTTTCTGGCTATAGAATGCCAGCACCACACAAGGTTCAGTTTGGTATCATTAATACCAATGGCGATGTTCTTGGATACTTTCATACAGATCCTACACGGATTGAAGTAGACATATCTAATGACACCTACCTAAAAATAAGCGAAACACTTATGCATGAGATGATCCATTGTCTATTGTATTACCACAATCACAATGACTTTGATCAACATGAAAAGAAGTTTAACAAATATGCTAACATCATATGCAACATATACGGATTTAACAAAGAGGAGTTTTAGATGGACCCGATTACTTTACTTGCAACGCTAGGGCCACTTGCTGTTGATCTAGGCAAGTCCCTAATCAATAAGTTTATAGCGCCTGATGTATTTAAACCAGCGACTATAGAGCAATACACTCAAATGAAACAACTAGACTTAGAATTTTTTAAGACTATGAATGAAGTAGGTAGTGGTAACCCATCTTATCCATGGGTAGAAGCTACTGTAAGACTAATGAGACCTATCATTGGTGTGCTTGTCTTAGCTACATGGACTTACACTGTAGTATCAGGCAACATGTCAGAAGAAGTTAATAACTTTGCATCAGCAGTTGGCTTCTATTTGTTTGGTGAACGCTCATTGTTTTATGTTAAGAAAAAATGAATCTATCCCCTCACTTTACACTCGAAGAATTAACTGCTTCTGAAACGGCTGACAGACAAGGTATCGATAACAAACCCACAGATGTTAAGGTAATGAATCACCTAAAATTTTTAGCTCATAATTTGGAGGATGTCCGTGAATGCTTGGGAAGCCCTATTCATATTAATAGTGGTTATCGTTCTCTTGTGGTTAATGCTTTACTTGGAAGCAAGCCGACAAGCGCTCACGTCAAAGGACTGGCGGCAGATTTTGTCTGTCCAAGTTTCGGAACACCTAAAGAAATTGTTAAGAGGTTATCTTCTAGCAGCGTGGCTTACGATCAACTTATACTGGAGTTCAATCGTTGGGTTCACATTGCGTTTAGCGAAGAAGGTTACATCCCTCGCAAACAAGTTCTTATCATAGACAAGTTAGGCACTAGACAGTTTAATTAATGCATGCTATGTTAGCGATACCTCACTATACGGGATCGTTATGGCTACCAAATCATACAAATCTGTACTTGTAATCTCAGACTTACACATACCTTATCACCACCCAGATGCATTCAATTTTCTTAAAGCGCTCAAGACAAAATACAAACCCGATCTTGTTATCAATATTGGTGATGAGCTTGATATGCATGCTATGTCTATGCATGATTCCGATCCTGATTTATTTAGTGCTGGACATGAGTTGGCAGCGTCTATTGCGTACATTCAAACGCTAGAAAAGATATTTCCTAAGATGAAGATTGTGCATAGCAATCACTCATCTATGCTATACAGACGTGCATTAAAGCATGGTGTACCTAAAGGCTACCTTAAACATTACAATGATTTCTTGGGTGTTGGCACAGGCTGGCAATGGGAAGAAGATATTACAATAGATTTATCAGACGGATCGCGTTGCTTCTTTACGCATGGATTATCTGCTGACGTACTCAAGGTAGCTATGCAGTATGGTATGAATACAGTTCAAGGGCATTATCACACCAAGTTCTCAATAGGATATTATAGCAATCCTGATGCGTTAGTATGGGGTATGCAAGTAGGATCTTTAATCAATCAGAAGTCAATGGCATTTAACTATGCTAAAAACTTTAAGACAAGATTCATTGTTGGATGTGGAATGATCTTAGATGGGCAGCCTAAACTTATGCCAATGGTTCTTAACACAAATGGTAAATGGAATGGTAAAATTGTTTAGTGGAAAACCCTACCTCAGAACAATTAGAAATCCTAGACAAACTTATTGGTCGTAAGATTTGGGATATTGAGATTATTGAAGAACATCCATTGTCAGTGATAAGAATTTTTTTCAATGAAAACGAGGATGATTTTATAGAGATCAATGCAGAATATATGCAGATGCTCTATATTTCACCAGCTCCTCATAAATTACACTAAAACTAGGTAGGCTAAGGTATTACCTTGCTTACGATCGTGCGTTATAGAGCGATTGTGTGCGTTCTATATACCAATCAATGACTTAGGTGGCAGTGGGCGTAATTAATGTTAATATCAAAGCTAACCGCTAACATAAATACTATACACACGATACACACTAGCGTTATCCATGCTTCTTTATTCGTCATACCTTTCTCCTATTCCATGATCGTTCTTAAAGTGATCAATTAACTGATCATCATCCATAGCATCTTCGTATATTCTTTTTTTATACCTTAGCTTCTTATTAGACTTTTGCTTTTTCTCAAGCTCTAAATCATCATCATCCATAATATCCCTTGTCAATAAAATACATGGTTCTTAATAATAACTTTTGGTTTCATTCCCCACTGATTAGGTAATGCTGTGCTATGAAAATAACTAGCCCCCTTACTACTGTCCTTAATCTGCTGCCTGATTATCTTTTCAGATAATATCACAAAAGGTTTAAGTGTCTTATAGTCTGGGACATGTTTAGTTTTCTTCGTCCATTCAAACTGTGCTGCCCTGTAAGTTTCCGAGCAAATATTTTTTGGGTTAAAATCAGCCCTTCGATATAGCACATAACCTACGGCCACTTGGCCAGGGATTGGTTCTCCCCTAGCCTCATGGTACATAGTCAAACTCATACACATTACTGCTGCAACATCTAACATAAAGTCTCCTTTGCTTAGGTAGCTTTCATGGTTTTACTGAGGAGTTTGTCTTGCAAAAAGTACATACTTTGCGTAACAAGTAATTTTGCTTGTCATAGATAAGGATCAACATCATGTGGACAACTCCAGCTGCTACTGAAATGCGTTTCGGTTTCGAAGTTACAATGTATGTAATGAATAAGTAAGCCAAGCAAATAAAGGAACGGCAATACCTATAGACACCTTAGTGGCTGTCCATATGTGTTGTCGTTTTTGCTTTGATGAAATGATATTAGGTTCGTAATCATTTCCTGTGGCTTCTTTGTATGATCGCGGAAAGCGATAATCAAATGCATTGAAGTTTGTTTGTACGGGTTTCATATTATGCTCCTTTAGCTTTGTTCATACGTGTAGCTTGCTTGCCTACGTATTTCACTCTTGTTTCAGGGGACATGCGATCTAATGTTGGCCTGTTGGCTTCCATTAATGCCTTGAGTTTAGATATCTTGTCGTCAGTTGATAGTGATGTAGTTAGTAACTGTTCACTTATTTGATCAAAATTACCCTCCCATGTCAATAAATCAGGGCATACAATGGCATCTTTCCCTGGAATATAAAACAAATAAGGGTTAGTTTGTGGCTTTTTTGCAACACTGCCAGACCTTTCTGTAGCTAAGTTACCATCATCATCCTCTGGTGCAATACCACAGGCTGCCATTAGACTTCCTCTGCGACAATAAGTGAGTGATGCCATCACACCATGCGGATCTATCTTAGATGCGGGGATGTGTAAGATGCCACCGCTTAAAGTCTCACCTGACTCATGGATAAACACAGTCTCTACCTTAACGCCATCATCACAATCATGTGTCTTTTGTATAAGACCAATACCATTGTTATGTAGTGCGTCAATCACAGCCTCAATACAACCTTCTAAGTTCACATACTTACTGCGGAAGTGTGGATTGGTAGCTGTCTTAATTGCTGGTGCAAACTCTTTCTGTGCTTTAATAAATGCTGCTGATATAGTTTTCATACTTTTCTCCTGTTGTTGTAATTCATTCATAACTTCTGCTTCAAAACGATCTTGGTCATTGTCTACCATGTCGCCTTCTTTCCCTCAATCTTATAAATATCCATTGCACGATTTAAAACTGACGCATCGTGTGCATATCTTTCTGCTGATTGATCTTGATCTTTGCAGCGCTTTGCCTGTAACTTAACGCGCCATTTCTTTCTTACTTGAAAGCAAGTTAATTTCTTAGTCATATACGATCCTTAATTGAAAGTTTAGACTGGCGAATCACGTATGCCTCCTTGGCTGGCACAGTTTTTGCTGGCTGTGCTTTGTAAGAGCGCATAGGCCATGAGATTTTGTAACGTCCAGCCTTACATACTTCGTAATCTCTCATCTGCTCCATGATGCCACGTTGTATTTCATCAATAGAATCCTCAGCCTCTGCAATCTTTTCTCTGAGAGCGATTATCTTTTCAGCTTGGATCTCTACTTCGGGAATATCTACTTCGGCCTTCTCAGCGCGATCAAATACCCTTGCTGCCTCAAATGAATCACTTAACGGATACCATTCAATCTCATCATTGGCTTTGTACTTATCCACTCGCTCTTGGAAATCAGTAACAGCATTATGAATCATGTTGATCTGATCTTCATTGCGGGCATATAGAAAGATGCGTAACTGAGTTCCCTTATACAATACGCAAAGTGCGCCCCAGTTAGCTTTCATAATATCTATCTGTCCTTGCAGCTGAATAACTCCGCGATACAGGGCGGGATTTTCCTCCGCTTCCTGTGCTGTGAGCTTTGCTTCTAAGATACCAAAACTATCGAGCTTGATTGAATCCTGTCCCATCACGTAGATCCCTTTCGAGATGTCCGTATATATGACAGTATCGTTGCCAAGCGCTGTGCCATCAAGGCTTGTGGCCAATGGTATGTCAGCATGAAAGTAGGGCTTCTCATGATCGAGGACATCAATCTCAACGCCTAGGCGCTTGCATGCTTCGGCTAAGATTAATTTCTCGGTTAAGTTGCCCCATATCATAGGTTCCTGTTCAACAAACTCATTCTCAATGTTGTTAATTGCATTCATTGTGTATTTAAGTTCATCGTTTGGCGTTCTAAACTTGCTAAAGCCCAATAGTGCTGGGAGCCTTGAGCATGACATCATGTCATTAGGCGTGACTTTTCCTACCATTTTATTGTTTCCTTGTCTTTGATATGGTTTAAGTAATAAGATACATTGGGCGCCGTCCACGTGCTACCTGAGTACGTCTTGACGCCTAGTTCATTGAGTTTTGCTGCGATGTTTCGACATGTAGATCGGCCACAATTTTCTATGGCCAAGTCAAACATGGGTTTGATTTTTAATGCGTACGCTATTTTAATCTTAGCTTGCGCCCTACCGCCTTCGTAGGATGCTTGCAATAAAATATGTGCTGGTGCGCCAAGCCTTACGCCTCTAGCCTTTGCAGCCATGAGTGCATTGCGAGTGTTAATACTAATTTGTCTACGTGTTTCCTCATTCAATACAGCGCGAATGTGTAGCTCAAATATACTAGCTTCGGGTGTTTCAGCTATAGTTAATGGGACTTTCTTTTCTAAGAGGCTAGACATTAAAGCTACTGAACGCGTTAATCTGCATTGTTTAGCTACTAACAATCTTATTTCCTTGTCAGTATTTAACATATCCAGCGCCTTGTGCAGCTCAGGTCTATCATTCTTAGATCCGCTTTCAATATCTGTAAACTCAGCTAAGATTTCAGCGTTAATAGATCGAGCATATGAATAACAGATCATTTGCTGCGCCTCAAGGCCTAGTCCTGATTGGCCTTGCTTTTCAGTAGACACGCGATAATAAGCAATAAATTTCATGCTGACCTCCGCGCTTGATAAGCCATATAACTTATGGCATCTTTAATCTGTTCTACGTTTGAATCATTTTGCGATGATGCGATTGTGTTAATCGCTGACACAAGTGTTATTTGTAAATCGAAATATAACTCATCGAACCTTGAATGATCTCCGAGTTTTGAATTTTTACTTTCGCTCATAATTTACCTTTTAAGGTTTGGGCCAAAATTAGCCATTAGGCGCCCTGAGCTACAAGACGCCTAAAGATAATTCTATGCTTTTATTTTAGGAATATTCACTTCCGAAACTCTGAAATCTTCACGCGTGGGCGGGCTTTCAATATTCCCGCTTTCAAACTCGAATTGGTATTCCTCGAAAAAGTATTCAAGTTCAGCTTGTGCAGCTTCTCGCGTTGGAAATGTGGTTTTTATCTCATGGCCTTGATCATCTTCATAAGTCCAATTATTGACCCAGCCCCCAAATAAACAAAATTCCTGTACCTCATAT